TAAAGACTACCGTCCTTTCTAAAATAACCATAAACATATTTACGGTTAAAAGTGTGAGACAACAATTCTCCATCTTCTTCTTTCTCCATCTTGAAAAACTCTAGAGGAGCTACATTATAATACTCAAGTAACTTTGATCCAATCTTATATTTAGACCAATATGCCTCATCAAGGTTAGTCCAGTGTCTTATTTCATAATCAACTACTTTATATCTATCTTGAATCTTTAATTCAACCTCCTCACGTTTACCATTGTCTTTGATATAGTTTTCATAATCAGCTATTATTTTACCTAAAGCTGATGATGTATCTAGGTTATACATATACCTAACCAAATCAACATGACTACCTTGGTGCCCAGATGAGAAATCCTTAAACTTATATCTTCCTGTAAATGTATCAAAGTACACAAACATTGATGGGACCTTGTCTTTAGAATTAAATGCTGATAGCATTTTTACATCTTGACCGGTAAGTTTTTCTTTTAGATTCAGATAATATTCAAATACCCATTCTCTTGGTACATCTGATATAGATGTAATTAATTTAATTGTTGAAATCATAGCTGTAAATTTAATAGAAAAGGGGAGCCGTTTCCAACTCCCCTATAACTATTTAGTCTAGGCTGAAGTCAGAAGCTGCTCTTTTTGGAATATCCAAATCATCATCATCTCCAAATGAAGAAACTGTTTTAGTTTCCATTTTCTTGAGGTGTTCAGTCTCATTGTATGGAAGAACAGCACCACCTTTAGAAGCAATTGCATATACTCCTTTACCATCTCTTGGGAACCACATATCGTAATTGGTATACCCAGACTTACCTTCATATTCCTTACCTGCTACACAAGCATCAAAATATATATCTTTATAAGCCATGTCTTTATTGAAAGCTTCTACAAAGTCTTCAATAGTATCATGTTTATCATTCTGGGATACAAACCAATCATTAAGTCCCAAAGTTTTACAGAGTTTCTGTAGGAAGATTAAGATTGATCTATCTCTCTGAACCTCAATACCTGTTTTGGTTTTACCATCAGCAAATGCATATTGGCTAGCTTTCACTCTACCAATTTGACCTGCATAACGTCCAAGAGATTCATTGTCTTTGTCAATCAAGAAACCTTCAAAACCATCAATAGGTTCTGTTTCTACATTCAATATCAGATGATATGCATTAGGAATAAATTTGAATTCCTCAAGTGCTACACTATTAATCTTTAGTGTTAAGTTACCTGGTGCAATTGTTTTAGGTAGTCCTGAACCACCTTCTTTTCCTAAATCTGTTGTGCTTAAAGCCATTTTACTTTGTTTTTAATTAATCAATAAATATTTTATCCCAGTAAGTCTTATACTCACCGTTCTCATCAACCTCAGAAACTACTATTTCTTCATTTCTGAGATGCTCTGGTCTTGCTCCACATGATATATCATCATTGGTTCTAAAGCTCAAGATGTTTTTATTACCTTTTCTATAGAGATAACCAATAGCATCTGAATTGGATGTTGTAATCCTCTTCAGTTTACCTGTTAAATCTAAATCCATGGCATTAAATGTACCTCCAGCTTTCTCTAACTGAGTATCCTTTACGTGACCTACAAAGATTACGTATGGAGCCCATGTTAGAATATAATCAATGACTTTAGTAAAAGCCTGACGTGTCCAGAAATATCCTGCACCCTCTGGCAAGCCAAGGATGTTACCATATTTTTCTTTACCACCGCCCGGATTAAACCAGTTTTTACCCATTGGAGCTTTTGAATAGAGCATTTCTGCGTAAGGGATTATCATCTCTTCTAATGCAGTTATAGTATCTACAGCAATATACTTGTACGGATTACCCGCATCTTTGATTGCTTTACCAATTTCTTTGAGATCCTCAAAGCTCTTAGCTTCAACCTTCATTGCATTAAGATACTTAGTACCTCCTTCTAAGTCAAGAATAAGACAGTTATCAAGAGTACTTAATAGACTTGTCTTACCAATCTTTGGCTTTGAGAAGATAATCAGATTTTTGGGGCTCTTACATTCTGGAGCCACTTTTGTAGTTGGCAATACTATTCCCATGATTACTTTGATTTAATAATTTCATTTAACCATTGTTTGTGACTCACCGGTTTACTTAGCATGATAGCTGCCAAATCACGTAGAGTAATTTGATTAAACGGTGCATCTTGATCAGGATCCATAATCTCATCAAAGTCTGGGAACAATGTAGCTTGAGTAGGTTCTTCCTTCTCAAACTCAATCTTTACTAACTCAGATACTGGTATTAAATATCTAAAATGACCATTTGTACCTGGTTCAGTACGTTCATACTCCTCATCATAATGAGGATTAAATCTCCACTTGTAGAGTGCTCTCTCAGGATCTTCAGGTTCTAGGTCAATGCTAGTGAACTCAGTATAGATATCCCTACCTTTTTTGACTTCACTTTGAAAGAAGCCAATATGTGTCTCATTCATACCTTTAGGTATATAAGCACACTTAGGAATAAATAAAGGGTTCTCATCTTGCATTAACTTGAACTTCCAATCATGATGCTTGAGCAACTCCTCAGTCTTCTCCTGTCTGTTTACATTTGTTGCTTTAGTTGATAAACTCATAATTTACATCATTTAGTTGATAATCTTTTCTCCTGTTGAGGAGGTGTAATCATTTCTACAATTTTCATCTTTTCAAATTCAGCTCTGAAAAAGCTAAGTCTTGTATCACCATTCCTACATTTCAGAAAGTGCAAGACAATAACTCTGTCATCCTCAATCACATACCTATCAGGACCATAAAACCTAATCTTCTGTTTAGCAGGTCTATTGATACCTATAACAGTATCAGCATGCTGTAACAGAGCATCAGCCCCGAATAAATCAGACTCAAGTACATAATTACCATACTTACCCTCTTCACTTCTCTCTGGATTATCAATGTTTCTATTGAGCTGACTCAGCACAATAAATGACAATGAGTATTGCCTTTTGAGTAGAGTTAAAGCTTCACCAAGATTATTAAGCATATCATGCTTGTCTTTCTCATAGCTAGCTTTCTTAAACAACAAAGAGTGATCAATAGTAATCAGCACTTTTGGTGTAATCATATTCCCTTCTGAATCATAACTTGCATTAGAAAGCATGTAATCCCTAACAATCTCCTTAAATTCCTCTATGGTACACGGAGTTTCTACTACATCAATTGGATATTTTATCTTTTCTTTTGCGTAATCATAACATCTTTGTAAATCAGCATCACTTAGTTTTCCATCAGCACTACACAAGTACTTGTAAGACCTTCCAATAACACTGGAATACTCACGTATTGCAGAGGTTCTTGCTAGCATCTCAAACTGAAACTGCAGAACTCTAAAGTTCTCACCTGGATTGAGAGGAAATGATTCCCTAACAATCTGTTCTGCAATCAGTGTCTTACCACTAGCCGGTCTTCCGCCTATAACAGTAAGTGTATTCCACTCTATTCCATCTGTAGTAGCATCATTAAACTTAGGCCATGGAGTCTTAAGACTCTTTATATGCCCATGCATTCTGCCCTGTAGATATTTTAGAGAATCTTGAAAACCCTCTCTTTGACTATTCCATTTTTTCTTAGGAGTAGCCTTCTTTTGATTATCCATAAACTACTAAATATTTATAGTCTTGTTTTTGTTGTTTGATATAATGCATGCAGTAAAGTTATCACCGCTTCAATAGCAAAATATTTAAGAAAAGAAATCTCAGGAATTAGGATCTTAGCAAAGCCATATCCTATCATTGTGCCCATTATAGCTAGGCACAGAAGCTTAAGTTTATCAATCATACTACTTTTTCTTTAAAATGAGAATCATGCCCATAATCATCACCACCATTCAAATAAACTTCACAATAGTTTGCTAGCTCAGACTCAAATGTCTTTTCTGCTGGATTAAGCTTCCGGATAAAATACTGAGAAGTTCTCATATACTTGTATCCTTGTCTTTCATACTCATCAACGTACATTTTTGTAGCATTGATTATAGTATCCCAATCATAGCTGTGAGTCTCAAAGAACCATCTAAAGTTGTTCTCTAAATTCTTCTTATCAGACCTAGCATACTTGTTGCTTGGAAGTTTAAATTTAGGAAAAATTTCCAAATATTCCTCAATTCTAGTAAAGAAATCATCACCCATTATATTAGCTGATGTCTTCTTTTTACTAGTCTTAAAATACTTGTCTAACTCTTGAATCAATAGTATTGCCTTACCAGAAGGTTTACCATCTATCAACCATTCTCCTGTAGTTAATCTAGCCATCTCTATGCTAGAGTTTACTGTTGAACTTGGTACATTGTTTTTACCAATACAATAAAGAATATACAAGGAATTTGGTGTGAGTCCGAGACTTATTGTTTTAAAAAATATCTCCTCCATATTACCATTCAATATCAAAGTTATAATTCTTCTGCAAAATCTCCTTTGTTTGTTCAAAAACTTTTTTGGAGTCCCATTGATCTAAATGATTATAGGAAGCACTAGCTGGATGTGTAACAAAAAACTTGTAGTTATTATCATTAACACTATCTGACCATTCTTCTGCTTTTTTACCCATATAGATATACACGAGACCGTTGTTATTCCAGGTTAACCAGTCAAACAGATAAGCAAGAAAAGGTCTCCATACTAAATAATGCTGACCTATCTTACCAACTGATGTTGTCAAAGCTGAGTTTAACATTAACACACCTTGATTAGACCAGCGTTTTAAGTCCATATCTCTAGAGGCATTGACACCATTATAAACAGTTCTGTTTATTTCTTCTAGCATATACTTAAGACTAGGTTGCATCTCTTCTGCAGTACTTAGACTAAATGCAATTCCATCAGCTTGATTAAGTCCCGGATACGGATCCTGACCTACAATAATTACTTTAAGCTCACTATAGGGACATTCCTCAAAAGCTCTGAACCAATTCTTCATAGTAGGAGTAAACCTCTTACCATCTCTAGCTTGTTTTGCCAGAGTAAGAATTATTGTCTCAAAGTCTTTACTATAGATAAATCCTCTAAGCACTCTTGCCCAGCCTGAAGGTTCAAGTTTAGCATATACTTTTTCTTTTATCTCTTCAATAT